AAGAAACGCTATAACGTGTTTTGCATTAACTGATTCAGAAAAGCGTGATCTTATTAATGTATCTGAAAAAGTGAGTAAAAGAATGAGTGACTATATTAGAGATTGTGTATTAAAGCAGATGATAAAGGATAATAAATGAAAAAGACAGCAGAAGAATTATTCCACATAGTAGATGATATCTGCGGGATGAAATTAAAGTCAAGTGATAAACTTTTTTTGGTTGCAGTTATGCAAAAAGAGTATGATCTTGGTGTTATTGACACGCTTGATGAGGTAACGAAAGACATTAAGGGGGTGGTAGATGTTGAAGTACCTGAGTTTTTAAAAGATGATTTTGTACCTACGAGGGTTGAACATAATGGAATAAAGGTTATATGATGGCACCAAATGAAGAAGAGTATCGAGGAATAGAGAGAAAGGTATTTGTACCAGATAAATGTGAGACATATAAAATGGTAATTTCTTCAAATAAAAAATACATAGAAATTCTAAAAGAAAGAATAGAGTATTTAGAAGATTTTATTGTAAGAGTAGCAAGAGAAAGTAAGGATTTATAATGAAAAATGTATATGAAAAGCTATTTGAATTTCGCAAGATCACGGGCAAAGTTGTAAAGGGTGAAGAAAACCCTTTCTTTAAAAGTAAGTATGCAGATCTTAATTCTGTGATTGATGCTACTGATCCGGCTCTCGAATCTGTTGGTCTTGTATATGTAGATAGAATTGTTGATCTAAACTTAATCGCTGAAATTTGGGATTTTGATAGTGGGGAACATATTTCATCAACTATTCCGCTTATTCTTACTAAACAAGATATGCAACAACTTGGTGGTGCGATAACTTATGCTAGAAGATATGCAAGAATGGCTCTATGTGGACTACAGGCTGTTGATGATGATGGTAATCATGTATCGGGTAGAACAACTGCTAAACCTCCTCAAATTGCCTCACAAGATGATGTCCTAACTATCCAGGGATTAATTACTCAAACCAATTCGGATATGGTTAAATTCTTAGAGGCGTACAAAGTGCAAAGTATTGCCGTAATGTCAAAACCCCAGGTTGAATCAGCTATAACACTTTTAACCAAAAAGTTGAAAGGATAAATTATGAATGAAGCTACATATCAAGCACAGATAAAAAGTGCAGAAGAGGCATATTTTGACAAAGGGGAAGAGTTACTTGAAGAACTGGACGAAATGATTGAAAATATAGGGAAGCTAGTGCTAGAGAACCCTGAGCATTTTCAAGAATTAAATGATCACATAAAAGATAGATTATGCTAAAACTACAAGAGGCAACCCCTTTTATAATACAAACACGCATAGACGCCAAAGAACGCTCTGAGAAAGGCAAAGCTTTAGCAAAGGGGGAAAAGGCTGTAAATGAGGTAATTGATGCCTTTTATGGTGGTGTTTCTACAGATAACGCTAAAGGAAGTTCAGCTTATTGTGATAAAAACGAGATAAACAGTTATATTGAGTTAAATTGATAAATTTGACAAAACTTAATATTTTAGATAGACTTGTAGTCGGAAGCGAAAAGCTTCCTTTAGGAGGGTAGAGATGTTATGGTATGGAATGAGTGGACCGGTATTAAAACAGATAAAGAGTGACATACTAAAAAAGAAGTTCTCACAGACGTACATTTGTGAGAAGTATAATATTAATGATAAACAATTTGATTTAATTTGTAAGTGGAAATTAAAAATAGGGTATAAGCTTATTGATGAAAGAATTACAAAGCTTGAAAAAGATGTAGAAAAAATAAAAGAGTTTGGTGTAGGCTCACAGGTATTCAGTAAAGATATTGAATTCGGGGTTGGTACAGTAACAGAGATGTTCACTCAAGAGTTTGATTTTATATCCTTTAATGCAAAGTTTCCTACAAGAAAATACTCTACGCAGTGCAAGATTGACAAGCACGGGAAAATGACCACAAGCCCTGACGGCACGGTGGTTGTGTTGAAAAGATTATCATGAAAATAAACATATACAAACAAGGTAGTTTTATATCTACTTATTCAGAAGAAGACGAAAAAGTACTTGAAAAGTTAAGCGATGGTATCTATGCTGTTGATTTAAAAAACTTAGATACCAGGACGCTTCAGCAAAACAAGGCTTTACATAAATGGTGTAGTATGATTGCTGATACACTCAATAAACACAATCTTTACATGACTGGGGTATTTGGTAATGAAATTGATTGGACAATGAGCCTGGTTAAAACACAGATAGTTAAAACTACTATAAAAAAAGTGTTTGATATTAACAGCACGACTAAACTAAAAAGAAAAGAGATAGATCATCTAATTGATTTTATCACGATTGCGTTTGGAAGGAAGGGGGTGTCTATCCCTGCTTTTCCTAAGCGTGAATTATGGGAAGAAAGGAGAGATAATGTTTGATAGATTAATGCGTTTAGTGGGTTGGCGTACATTCAGCGGCAAATGGGACCATATAGAAATGTGGTTTGACATTTTAGTGTTTGTAATGCTTGGTATAGGTGTCAGTGTTGGTTTGTGGTTACAGAGTATAGGAGGATGAGATGATAAGTTTACCAATCCCTTTATATAGAGCGAAGAAAATAGACAGTGATGAGTGGGTTGAAGGGTATTTAGTTGAAGATGAAAATAATGATTTTTGGATTACAGAAAATATTGCATATTGTTATCAAGGATTAGATTATTATAATGGACACAAAATATACCCAAAAACTCTAGCAATTCACTTTCCCTCAATGATAGACAAAAACGGTCAAAAAATATTCGCAAGTCTTAGTGAAGATGGTGTTGGTGGGGATATCGTAGATATGGGATACAACTACATTAAAGCAACAATGATTTTAAATAAGACTTTATTTGTTTATAGTTTTATAGATTCAGAAATAATAGGAATACACAAATGCTAACCAAAACTAAAGACCTTGGTATGATATATTGTACACCACAAAGCAAAGTAAAGCGTAGGCATTACATGGTGTTGTGCAGTGGGTGTGGTGAAGAGCATCGCATCCAGTCATCGCAATTTAATGCGGGATTTACTGAGTATTGCTTAGAGTGTAGCAAGAAAAAGAAAAGAGGAGAGTTAAAATGACCAGACAAGAGGCGTATGAAAGAAACAACTGTGGGGATGATGAGATAGTTGATATTATTTTTGATGATTTTGAAAACAAGATATGCAAGAATTGTAAGTACCACAAAGATACACAAAAATCCTATAAAGAGTGTGATATTATAGAATTAGGAACAAGCAATAGTTTTGGTTGTACTTTATTTGAACGTGTTGCTAATGCTAACAAAACGATAAAGCAGAACAACTAAGAGAGATAAAGCTTTCGTTCAGCTTTTCTTCTCCTAGTTAATCCAGCTAAAACTTTCCCGCCTGCTTTATCCCACCTAAGAAACTCATCTCCTGCCTTGTTGTTCTTCCCTTCATTTACTCTTTTAAGTAGTGTTGATCGCTTAAAATTACTACCACCGAGGTTGTATGTGAAAGATACCAAAGCATCCCATTGATTTTGCGTAACTTCTACAGTTAAATTGTCATTCACTGCTTTGCCATATATTTTATCAACCTGTGTTCTTAGTAGATCCGTAGCTTCATTCTTATCTATAGCATCATCTTGTAGGGTGACTTTTACACCGCCCTTGTAGTAAGTAGTGCCATATCCTATGGTTGGAACTCCGGCACTGCACAAATATGGCTCACTTCGGAACGATTCAAAATGCTTAATCATGTCTAAACCTTTTTGGCTTATCTTCATATCTTTTGGTTTAGTATGCTCTTCCCAGATCTCACCTATTGGTTGACCGCCTGAATTATATAAAATCATCTAGTTTCTCCTATAATATAGTCATATTGTTTATGCTCTCTGTGGCTACAGCCTGTGACAATAGCAAGGAACAAAAAGAATACGAATAGCCATGTTATCCATTCTGCTGCTATTGCACCGTTCATTTATTGTCTCTCTTTATTATAACTACTAAAATTGCTGCTTCTATTACGCATGAAGTGATAAACAGAGCAGTCCATAATGTTTGAAATTCCACTACTTTCCTTTTATGTATTTGGTTGTTTTTTCTATTCTAGACTTACCACGCCTGCCTGTAATTGCTTGGTATAGTCCGCCATACTTAACGCCAAGCACTCTAGCTATGTGTGCAATGGTATATCCATCATTATACATACTTATTCCTTTTTTTACTATTTCTAGTGGAATTGTGTTTCTTTTATTTAGGCTGTTTATTGCAGAAGTTGTCCACCTACAATTCTCTGGGTAATATCCCTTATCATTGTTAATCCTATCTATCTGCAAATCTTCTTTGTATCCATTTTGTTTTGACCACAAAAGGAAAGACTCAAAAGAACTATCCCATTCATCGCACAAAATAATACCTCGATTAAAATAGTCATCTCTATTTTTGTTGTTGGCTGACCTGTTTTTAGATGCTCTTTTTTTGATGCCATCCCATATTACATGAAGTCTTGTTTTTGACAGTCCGTGTGTAGCATTTGCTTTATTTTTTCGTGTTAACATTTCACTTTTAATACACCCACAAGAAGATATTTTCCCTCTACTCATGTTACCGCCCTGTATTGTCTTAGTATTACCACAAGAGCATTTACATAACCAAAATACCCTACTATTAGAACTTTCTGCTTTTTTAATTACTGTTAGTCTTCCGAAAACCTTACCTGTTAAGTCTACAAGTTTACCCATATCTAAATCCTTTATATTGATATGTGTATATTATAGCTTATTTTGGCTTACTTTTCTCCACTTTTCTGCACTTCTGCCTCCGAAATACGCCACAACTACAGTAACAAGTATGGTCTCAACTATAGGGATATATGCCTCTTTTACCCCAAACTCTCCTATGTTCCCATCAAACAAAATTACAATAGTGAATAAAATAAAAGACCATACTACCATTGCGGGTCTAACCGCTCTTGTTAGTAGGTTCTCATTGTCGTTGGTCCAACGCTTAGTGATTTCTGCTTCATGTTTGAGATAACTGTTTTCACTTTCGAGTATCGCATTGATTTTGATCTTTTCAAGTTCATTCTTTATAAGCCCTCTCTCTTCATCAGAAGTGACTAGCTTATCTAATGCATTACCCACACTATCAACTACAGTGTCTATACCACTCGCAAATAGACTTGCTATATTAAAACTCATTACTTCCCCTTCTTAATATTATCTACAAGTATCTCTAACTTACCGTTCATACTGTGAATAAATCGTTCATTAGAAAAATGCTGAGCTTCCCCTTCACCAATTCTCTTTTTAACTAAATCTACTTCTGTGTTAGTGGCATAGTCATTACTGAATATATAATATCCTATAACTATATAATACCCTAACATAGTAACAAGTACCCAACCACCGATGTTTTTCATCCATCTAATGTTGCCTGACATTCTATCTATAGAAATAAGTATGCTATTGTGTTGGTTACTATTAAGTGTGTTTGATGTTTCAAACTCTTCTTTCAGCTGTTGATGTGCTTCGCATTGGTTGCAAGGGAATTCACTTATTTCTTTCATTTAAAACTCATATAATATAACAGTCATGCCAAGCGGTATAGCTATCGTTGCTACTGCGTCCTGCCATTCTGCTGTGTGGTTATCATGGTTGGCATCGTACAGTTCTTTGCCTACTCCTGCAACTACTACGGGGATAAGACAGGTGGTGGTAGTTAGATAGTCCATATCATACTTTAGTGCTTCGCCAGCACCCTTAATCATCAGACACCCAACATAAATACCTACACCAGCAAACATGTGTTGAGCTTTGTCATCAGCTATTTTAGCTTGTGATTGTGTAGTTCCTAATAGTATTAGTATACTTAGTATTAACTTTTTCATTTTATAGCCTTTTATCTATGATAGTCTAGTAAGGGTAAATTGACCATTCTGCAAAGTGAAGGTCAAACCACCATCAGTACTTGAGTGGTATAAAGACACGCTGTCATTAGCAGCTAGTGTTACTATTCCACACACGGAAGCAGAACCCACATCACCACCAGTACCAAGTTTTCTTTCGCACTTAATGTCTGTTGCTACACCTTCTACATAAATTTCAACTATAAAGGTTTTAGATAGTGAACCACTAAAACTTATTTGAGAAGTTACTAAATAATCGCCTGCTCCAACTACAGAAATATCATCCGTGCTGGTTGATATGGTTGAATTATCTCCGTTTGGCATAGCTGTTGTGAATCCTGCTATCTTTCTAGGTGTTGCATCTGTTGTGTCTTCTGCTGTTGAGCCATCCTCAACATAAAGCCCTCCGTAATTGTTCCATGTTTTCATACTTGGCATGATGCCTCCTTATATTAATCGTACTAGGGTTATAGACATACTAACAATAGTAAGAGCTGTTCCGCCGTCTGTAGACTTCTGTCTAGCATCTATCACATCGTTTGCTTCTAATGCGATAGTGGTTGAACCCCCGGAAGTTCCGTCTGCCCTGTCTACCATTCCAAGCCCTGTGTCCACATCATTCTTGAAGATAGCAAGCTCAAAGGTCTTACTAGAGCCGTCAAACTTAGCGTTCCCTATAAATAGATATGTACCTTTTGTAGCTATCGTTATCTCATTTTCTGTTGTGTTAACGGTCATTTTATTCACGGCACCAGAAGCAGTAAAGTTTGCTATCTTTCTAAAAGTTGAATCAACTGTTGTTTCTGCTGTTGAATTATCAACCACGCTCATTGTTCCAAAGTCTTTGTAGGCTTCCATTGTCATATTAATCCTTTATATTGTTAGATATAAGCCGTGTTCATTGGTTATATATTCGCCAAATCCATCGGTAAGAATATCCTCGTTCTCTTCTATCCAGCTATTCTAATCTTCTAATATCTCAGCCTGTGTCCTAGCATATAAATCTATTCTTAGAGGGTCGTATATTATGTTTACTTCGTCACTATACCCCAGTATTGCAGTATTTGTACCCTTAATTATACCAGTAGGGAGTGGCGGAACTACATCCTGCTCAACCGTTTCTATAAAATACTTGACTGTTCCGCTGTCGAGAGTTAATACGCGATTTTCAGTCCTTTGGCTAGTGGTTGTTAAGCCATTTACACTATTTACCGTAAGCACCCCTGTATATCCCACTAAAGCAATTACACCATCAAATGCAATTACTGCTTCGTAAGTTCCGTCTGTGCTGTTCCCTCCCGCAGAACCCGCAGAAGTGCTTGATAGTGTATAATTTATCTTCACATTACCGCTTGTTTCTGTTGAGAGTTCTTCTATGTCCCCTGTGGAAATAGCACAAGTATATAAATGGGAAGGACTTTCGGTACAGTCTACTGGTGTTGTTGTTGCAGATTGTTTACTGTCTGAACCAAAGTTTTGAAGAAGTCCACTTATCTTCTGCTCAATCGTATATGCCGTTAACCCATCTACATTAAATTCAGAGTCTACATGTTTGCCACCTGCGTCAACTGCTATGCTTCCGCTGGGCATTGTTGATATAGTTCTTCCACTTGCATCTTGTAGTAATCCTAGATTAGAGAGGCTACCGTATTGTACATTCTGTAGCGTGGTTCTACAGGCTTCTGTGTAGTTTGCTATTTCATAGGCTGTAAATTGAAAAATTAAGATTTCTACTTCTGCATCAAATTCTGTTCCATCTACATGAGAACCGTCAAAGCTTATATATGCTTTATCGTCTCCTCTATAGTTCCCGTATCTGATAATTTGGTATTCTCCAACACCCCACGTTTCATTTATAGCTAATGAGTTTGTGCTTTGGTCTAAATGCCCCACTGATGTAATTCTAGCTCTGGCTGTACCGTTAAATATTTTAACATTAAAAATAAATATAGTATGTTCACCTGGAGTCGAATTAGTATTTATTGCTTTACATTCAGGATAATATACCTGAGAGTCGGCACTTTCCTGATGTATTGTAAATGTATTTCCATTATTCGTCACAGTATTATTTACACCACCCCCGGCTTTTCCTGTATAAGAGGTTGTCGGGTCCATAGAAACTTCTGTTAAATCCTGAACAAACTTCCCGCCTCTAAGTCCTTCATTACTCATAGGATAATATTCAATATCTGCTTTGGCAAACCCATCAACCAACACTCTACCATCAAACCATACTTGAGCCATTACATTAACCCCTGTATTACATTCAGCTAATTCTGCTACAGTTAATGCTTTTGAATGTGCCATATAGTCTGAATGGGATGTTGTTATGTTATAAGTTGTTGAGATTGGTAGGACTTCTTTTACTGAAATATTGTCAAATACTGTATAATCTGGTGCTGTGTCTGCCGAGGCATTTTGTAGTTTTATTTCATTAGTACCATCGAATGTAATATTTCCTCCAAAGTCTCCTGCAATTGCTGGGCTATCATCAACTACAGTTTTCCCGTCAATAATAATATATGCTCTTGTTGATGTTGTTTCTTTAATACTTGCCAACCAAGCATATCTTCTTCCTGTGTTTAAACTTGTTGCTTGTGTAGCATAAGCAGTAGAATCACTAGGGGTTGCTAATATTTTTAACTCATTGTTTTCTATGGACAAAACTGCTCCGCTACCAGCTACCCACCCAGTCAAACCATCACTAAAATCACCATTTTCAATAAATTTAACACTACTATTACTACCATTGTCTTGATCAGCTATTTGTATTCTCTGTTTAGTAGCTACATCATAATAGGATACGAAGCTGTCGGTTGTGGTGATTTCTTTGACTGAATTACTTGTAAAATCTATTTCAAAGGTATTGTCGTCTAAAGAGAATTTTGTTCCGCTTGCGTTTCTACCTTTTATTTCAATTTTATTAAGTCCCGATACTATTGTATATGGTGCATCTAATGGTATCCATGAAGTACCATTATAATAAGTTAATATTACACAAGACCCTGACACTATTGAAGCATTAAAACTAACTACAATTGACTCATCTGAACTCATAGACTCTGATAGCACCATAGTTAATCTAGTTGCTACCGTGCCGATACCAGTCCAATCATCACCCCCGTTATCAGTCCATACAGTATTGCCCTCATCTGCATAATTCGCGAATATCTCACTTCCTAACTGATGCACAATAGGATAAGGAACACTCTGGTTAGTATCTAAATGTATATGATTTGAGCCGTAAGCTTTCCCTAAAAAAGCAGGACTCACATTCGCCGCTTCATTCTCAAAAAACAATTCACCTTCAGGAACTAAATCTACTGTTGCCATTATTTATCCTTTTTACGAAGCTTACGACCATTATCAAGCTCTTTTTGAAGTTTAGCCAACTCTTTAGAGTCTTTGGTTTTCTTCATCTTGTTGATAATTTTCATTTCTTCTCTCATAACTTTTACGTCAAATAAAGGTAGTTTTCTATTCATGACACTTTCCTGTTTGGAATTTTATTTAGTTCGTGTGGCAAATCATTATTAACTACAAAATCATTATACGCTATTGCCCCAGCCTCAACTGTTTCAAACGAACCTAGATGATGATTTTCTCCTCTATAGTGAACTCTCGAAAAATAAAGCTTTTTGGATTTACTAATTGTGTTTCGATATACACCCTTATATCCAGTGGTATTATTGGACTGTTTACTTCTATTACATGACTGAGTAGACCTATCAGCCCATCTGCAGTTTTCAGCAGAATAGCCCTTACTGTTATCTATTCTATCTAGTGTTAGATTATTTTTATAAGTACTTCCCATATCTTCCCAAAAACCGCCAAAGGTGAGCCATTTTTTATTAGGCACTTTGTCTTTATACTTATTGTAATGTTTTGATTTTTTATTTGTTGTTCTTTGTACCATGCTATCCCATGTGAGATATGCTGATGTTCTAGACATGTTGTGTGTAATGTTTTTCTTGCCTACCCTTTTTCTCGAACATTTAAGACAAGCTTTAGGTTCATTATCTTTTCTTATTTCTCTTTCCTCCCCACAGTCCTCGCATTTTACTAATACGAAGCATCGTGTTTTTCCATTTATCTTTTTTGTTCCAATATTTTTAATTATCATATTATTCCTTTATTCCCACTAGAATAGAGCTAAATGTATAATGCACCGCTGTACGTGGTATCAACTCAACATAGAAACATATTTCAGTGTATGAACCATCAATGATGTAATCTGCTAAAGTATTGTCTGTAAATGTGTAATAATCTTCGTTTGAATCCCATACCGCTATGTTACCGTCTGGTACCGTTGGGTGAACGATTAGAATTTCATCAATATTTGTAAGATGTTCTGTACCGTCACCAAAACTGATTATGAAAGTACCGTCTGCTTGCCAGGTAGTTTCAAAGATATCTATACCCTGAAGTGTTGCGTTTGGAGTTATAACACCGTATGAGCTGTCGAGATAACCGTATTTTGTTATTACTCCATCGTTGCCTATTGTGGTTATGCAGATGTTTTTATGCCAGTCGCCAACATAACCGCCGTTTCCATTAGTAGCCCAAAGATCAAAGCCAAACATGACTACATCTTATGTGCTGCTGTTGTTGCACTTAGCGTATAGGTGACACCCTTTGCCAACCCTATAACACTTCCCTCAACATAATCAGCATCAACACCATCTATAGTAATTGTTACGTCTGATGCCAACATTACCACCTCATCATCACTTGAAGTGTAAGGGGATGTAAGGCTAACTCCTAATCTTGGTGAAAACACCTGTATTCTCTCTCCATGCTTATCTATTGTTAACGTCCCTGCTGCCATTGTAAATCCTTTTTTGTTAATTATACCATATCTATAGTATAGTAATTATGTAATAATATCCGTATCATCATCATTCTTATAATGGGTATCGCAATATTCTACACCATTAATGCTTATTGCACCACTCTGATCTGTTTCTATTGACACTATTTTAAAGTCTCTTGGGTAACCCAGCAGATAATGAGTAATATTTATTACATCCCCAACTTCTAACTCTGAATTTTTAACAGAGGTAACGAATGATATATCAACAGGAGATCTCGATACCCTGTCTCCCCCTGAATCTTCACTATATCTCATTTGGTTAAGTGTTAGTTGTGCTAATTTGCGTGCCTGTGTAGAGCTTGTGCATCCTCTAATCTCTACTATTTGCTCGATAACTTGTCCATCTGAGTCGATCATGTCCTCATCCTCTACTGTTATTTCAGCCACCTGCCACATATCGCTTGGGTTTACATATCTAACCGTAATTGTGTTGGCTGTGTCACTACTTGGCTTTGCTGCAACATTCAGGGTGTTTTCAATTATATCATCCTCTGTTAATGATTTAATACTTGATTGTGGAGCATCATATATAAAAATCCACTCGTTATTAGAAAATGATAGGTGTCCTCTTATTGTTGCTAATGCTGCTTGTATTGCTGAATCAGTATTCTGCTTTTCTATAAAGGGGATGTTGCAGGTCAAGTCATTAGCTATTGCATGAACCCTTGCATTGTAAAAGCTTTCTTGATTTACATCATCAATATTTACATTTAGTGACTCTTTCATTATGTCAAACACTATGTCCGGTGCATAGTTTGAGTATTCTGTTGTTAGTGGTGTTGTGGAGACAGTATCAAACACATCGATTTCTCTTCCCTCCATTACCGCAGTGATATTTTGTATTGTTGGGTTATTTGACACATCATATTCATGGTGTACTGCCATATATGAAATATCACTCGGTATTGTTACAGACATTACCGAATCAGAGTCAATATCTAGCTCATAAATTTTACTAGGGTTTCCTCTAAACTCTATAATATCAAAATAAATCCTCCAGTATGTATGGCTTCCTGCTTCTGTACTAGAAATAGTTTGCCACCTCTCATCACCATCAGAACGCTCATATAGATCACTCCCATCATTCCACGTTGAATTATTATCTGAATATTGAAGCTTTATGCTATACTCATCTGCGTTTGATGCCCCTAAATACATGCTAACGCTTGACACTGCCGACTCATTATTATTAATAAATAATATCCATTCGTCCTCATCTGTGTCTGGCGACCAATAAGTGTCCAAGTCTCCATCTGTTAGATTAATAGAGTCTGTATTGTTTGAACTTGTTGTCAACACTAATGCACCGAAAATCGATGATCCTAATTCTGTATTCCCAGAATCATTTGTGACAAAGGTAACGTCTGTTACATTTTTACCCGCTCCGGAAGTATCGTGAGTGTGTATATGTTGATATTCAAGAGTATGTATATCTTCTGTGCTGCTGTCCATTAAATACTCATCTGAATATAGCTCTATAAAGTCATTAGCCGCACCGTCTGATATTGATATAATAGCCCAGTAGTCTTTATTGGTATCTCCTCCATTATAATTATTTGTGGTTTGCCATATAATATTACCTGCTAGTTTATTCTCACCGTACACAATAGCCACAGCATTTGTATTTGACTTTCTGGTATCTAATACTTGACCCTGACCATCAATTCCAAACTCGCCGAGATTAGGCTTAAATGCAGAAGCGATAGCCATTGAAAGCCCTAACGCGATTACAGTACTTATTATCCCCACTATTGTCGATGTTACTGCAAGTCCTGTTGCCGCAGCAACTACAGGGGCAATTAAAACAGCCATTATATCTCCTCCCCTATTCTCATTATTGTATGCTTATTAGTGATGGGTCTTAATATTTTACGTCTAGGATTTTCAAGTATAGATACAAACATTATTTTATTAACTGCAATTCCTACACCGTCTTTATGTAATATAATATCATCCTCTTGTGCTGTTTTTACCTTATAACAAAAACTTTCAAAATATGCATAATGTAACTTATTATCCAGCAACTCTTGATAGTTAGCAATAACAGGCTTTAGGTTATTTAGTTCATACCCTTCAAACTCTGGCGGAAATTTATATCCCTTTCTTATTAGTGTTTTATATGTAAAAGTGAAACAGTTTATCATGGTGCTACTCTCCCCCAATATACGCTATTTGATATAGTGTTTATTATTTCTTGAAACTCTTTTTGATCGTATGTTCTTGATGGAAAAGGGTTCTGCCAATGTATAAATTTAGTTGAGATTGTTCCGGTTAATGCCTGTTGAGTTGCACTAAATGAACCTATATGACCACTAAACAAAATATATACATCTTTTAGCGTAATGTCCCCTATTATTAGCTGTGGGTAGGTTGATAAATTATTCCCGAACCCAAAATCATAAGTATAGCTGTCTATTATTTCAGCATCCGGAACAAACATTATTCTTTTAATTACAGCAGAATTTTTCCTCCACTCGTATTCTAGTGCAGCATCCGAAAGTGCGGCGTTTATATTATCAAGAGTTACGGTTACGCTATTGGTTTGCATGCTTATATCTTCAGTAAGCCTGTCAAAAGTTATTGACAGAGGAGTATAATCATGACCATCATAGTTTATAAAAATATCATGGTCAGTAAGATACAATATTTCATGTAGTGTACCGTCAAGATCATTCAGCGTAAATTCAAACAGATGTGCTATTGACAAACTGTTTTCTCCTCTTGCGTTTGTTGTTATGGTTTTCATGCTTTAATCTCCACTATCTGCAATTCTGTTTCATATAGACCATCTAATCTTTTGACATATTGTATATCTTCATCCATAAAGCGACTATTGATTATAGTTGAATCATTTATATTAAAGTCCGTCATACCAAACTCACCCATTATCCCAGCATGTTTCCTAAAATATTTCAAAAGTGCCAAGAACTCTGTTTCCTCTAAGAGCCACTGTAGAGTATATACACGTCTTAACCCACCTTTGTCTTTTGATAGCCTCTGTGAGCGTCCTATGTTGCTTAAAAGGCTATTGTTCTGATAACTGTATGTGACAGAGCGCGGGCTTGATGTTTCAAGTAATGTTTTAAAAGAAGTATCTACCGATGTATCTATTGAATTGGTACTTGTTTCTGTAAATAGGTCTTGATATGCCGTGAAGTTAAAAAATAGAGAAGTGATAAGTGTTATTTCCCCGTTTATACAGCTGTTGGGATATTTATTAAATTGAAAGTCACTAAACCCCCACGCTGTAGCATTGATAGTCATTGTCTCTTTTCTTATGTCTATAAAATTATCCATATCCATTAAAAACGTATTTGCATAATTAGACTCAAAGGCTGTTCTTAGTGCTTGATATTCTGTATCTGACAACCCTCTATACGATATAACCATCTTAGATGAAGGAATAGAATATTTTGTTATTTTCTGCTCTATTGATGAATCAAAAGTTACAGAATTACCCTGTTTCCCTACTTCATCAACATCATATCTTGAATTTTTGGTGAGCAGTATTGTTGTTAAGTTATTCATTTAGATAGTCTGCCTAATAGTTTTTCTAACACTACCATTACTTGAAATAGAGTTGCTGATTATACTCTCGATAGTCTTTCTGTTGTTCACCAAATACCTGTCAAAAGAGGCTGAATCTATAGCCATAACTTCAAACTTTATTTCAGCTGTTGTTATATTATCCCCACCTCTAACATTATTCCCGGCGTTCATTTGTCTTATAGCCTCTTGATTATTGGCTGCTCCACTTCTGTTGATAATTGCTTCCCCTACTTGTACTTTTGCCACACGCTCATCTCCTCTAAGCCCTGAGTGATAAGAAGGAAGCTGACCTATGTTTCCCCCGGTGTGTTTAACTTCTGGTGTACCTGTATGGAATAGCCCGATTGATGTATTCAAAGAGGAAGTTAACCCACCTCCAAATATCCCTGTCATGGCTTGCAATAGCATAGCTTTAACTTCTATTCTTAAAAGATCGGCTATCATGGAATTAGCCATATCTTTAAAGCTTGACTTACCTGTCATCGCAAAATCTACAAACGAATCAGTAAGTCTGTCTATTGAGCTGTCATATAGTCTTTGATACTCATCGTTTATCGCAGTATTTTCTTTGAGGGCTTCTTTATTGTCCTCTAGTATAATGGCTTGTGCTGTCTTGTTTGATGATACTGCTACTTCTGCTTTCTTTTCTATTGATGCAGTTTCGGCTTGTATTATCTTGGCTCTCTCTTCTGCTGCGATCTTTACATCTGCTAATTGTTTTTTTTCTGCTTCATCAAGCCTGTCAAGTATCAATAGTCTTTGGTTTGCTAATCGAATTGCAGCCTTTTCCCCAACTGTACTTGTTGCTATCCAGTTTGTTTTGGCTCTCTCAATGCCTTCTTCTGCTTCTTTTATCTTAGTAAGTGCAGATAACCGCTCCTTGTTTCTCTCCATTACATTCATTTCTGCAAGGGCTTTTGTGCTTCTAAGAATTGATTGAGTGAACTCGTTTGCTTTAGTGGCTGCACTGCTGAACCATTCTGCTATACCAGACTTGCTTATTAAGTTTCCTATTGCAGTTCCGAGATTGTTTGTTGCTATTTCTACTGTGTTTAGTGTTTTGTCAAATTGTGCGGCTTTTGTTTTGTCAAACTCAGCGTTAACCCCTTTTGTTACTTGATCCAATGCAGCCATTTTTTGAGCCACCGAAAATGCTGCCAAGTCCGTTGTTTTAAAGTGTGTTTCGAGTACGTCTGTTATGAACCCTGCTTCTTTGCCTGTTGCATTAAATTCTCTTAGGTTGTCTATAAATGTTTCTGTGCTTTCGTTTGGATATGCCCGACCTAATGCTATCGCAGTATCTATCATTTTAGCTGTTTCTTCTTGTGTCATTCTGGCGGCTTTTCCAGTTTGAACATACCCTGCGACTATCTCTTGATCTACAGCATATCTTTGTGAAGCCATCTCCACATATAATCTCTGTTCATTATTCAGCCCAAACATGGCTCTCTCAACATCCAACGATCCTTTAGCCAATAAAGCCATAGAGGTAACAATTCCCGCCGCTACTGCACCAATAGCAGTCCAGTTGGCTTTTATGCTGTTTGATGTTGATTTAACTGTTTTATCAAGGTCGTTTTGGGCGTTTTCGACTTCCTTGATCGACTTTTCTGCTGGCTTACTATTGACCAGTATGTCAAATTCTATATCATTGTTTGCCATTGTCATCCTTTGGCTTCATTGTACCAAAAATGTCCAAAGAAAACTCGTAAGCTATATATGACGCTAGCCCTGCTGGAAGCTTTGAGATGGTATTAAAATCTTTTGCATGATTGAATAGTTGTTTGCCTTCATCATCTAAAGCCTTTTCAATAATCGTATGTATAGGAATAAGGTGAGTTTGTTCTTCCATCGCTGTTGTGGTTGTTCCGTCTGAATTTATAGTAATATTTGGCTTGATGCACATTTGAGTTATTCTTACTTTCTCAAGTAGAGTTAAGTATCTATAATGCCACTTATGCTTTTTATCCATAAAAGTAAATTCTATTGTTTGTAGTGAGTCTTGTGCTTTTGCAATTTCTGCTAGTAGTTTGTTTTCCATTAATAGCCTTTTATGAGTTTATCGGTGTACCTCGTAAGATACACCATAAAATCACGCTGCTATTGCCGCTATAGTTAAAGCACCTTGACCTTCATACGCGAACGTAACCACGAGGCATCCGTTCACATCGTTAGTAATTGGAAAACCTGTTACTACTGCGTTTCCAGAGAACTTTTCTGCTGTTCCTGTTCCTGTTGCTCCTGTTTCTAAAACCAGTGCAACTGTAGAACCTGCAGTAAAGGAAGCAATTAACGCTGCTTCCCCTGTGTCATCCCCACCCGAAAAAGTACAAGTAATGTTTCCACTCCATGACTTTAACCCTCCACAACTAGACTTCCACCCTGCATCTGCAAAGGTTGTCACATCTGTTGTATCTGCTGTCATATCAAGTGTCCAAATAGATGCTGTTGCAACTTCAGACGCACCCGCTGTCACCGAACCGTTATATCCTTGTATGGCGATAATAAATCCTTTATGTATTTAGGCGATATGGATAGTTTAAAATACCCTCAGCCATGTTTTTCTTGAGAAAATCCAAAACATTGGACAACTCATCATCTGTCAAGGTTCTAAACTCAGAATAACCATCACCACTAATTATTAAATCTTGTGGGGTGTCGTATTTTTTGTGTAGTACCCTTTCTATAGCAAAAGCGTCTAGCACTTTAGTGTAAGCAACTATTTCTGCGTCCACTTTGTGGTAGCCTGAAACACGATTGATGCGTTCATATCCTAACTTCTGCGATGTTATCCCTATTTTGTATATATTGGTATCTTTAATCCTCCAAATATACAGACAATCATTGTCAGAAGGTATATCTCCTGTCACCATATGCTCACATACGCCATTGACTATATCAAGTTTTAAAGCCACTTGATATGCAGTCTTAGAGCCGACTGCAAAAGCCTTTCTTGTTGTATATTGGAGTGCTTCTCGTGCTATGGTATCTTTATTCCATATGCTTTGATATTTCTTCCCCATATGTGAGCAGATAGAATCTATCAGCCCTTGCCTACACGCAGAATCATACATCTGTTGTGAATTATGCTCAAAATCACTTCTCCTAGAGTGGGTTAGTGCTTCCTTACTAATCTCCAATAGTGTGTACTTATTTCTTCTGAGTTTTAACATATGGCTACACACCTCTTTAAGTATGCCAAGTGATGAAGCTTTATTGTATGCACTTTTACTATGCTTTCTAAAGAATTTAACATGGGTATACTGACTAGCTTCTGCGTGTAATGCTTCTATAGTCCATTTTGCCATGTCTTATCCTTGTATAATGAAACTCATTGTGATATTGTAACCATTCTCTACATTCTCAACCGTAATTGAGTTGCCTAGAGAAACACCTACTCCATCGTTAAGTGCTGAATCAATAATAGCTTCTAACGTAGCTTTAAATGTTTCAGCATCAATATCTTTTAGAAAAAGCACATAGGTTTCCTGCCTGTCAAGTTTCCATCCACCCATTGTTGATGTAGCACTATTTTCGTAAACAATTCCCTCTAAAAAGAATTGCTTGTGTGTCATATCATTATATTGATAGCCTTGTTCCCTAATATACTTAATCATCTTTCTAACACTCCATAATTGCTTTTGAGGTTTTCTTCACTCTCTGACACTTCACCGTCTTCGTTAGCATCATAATCTGCTATGAGTGTATTTATCTCGGTTTCATAAAGGGCATTAAATGAATTTCTGTTCACAAAGTAAACATCATTCTCAATCCCATCCTTCATTAGACTTTGACATATAAGCTCAATAGTTTTATAGATATACAATTCTTTTAGCTGTGTCTGATAGTTAAGGAACAGGCCAATATCATATCCCCTGTTTCGTATATCATTAGCGACTATACTTGTGGCTTGTGATACATCACTTTGAAACCCTTTTGACACTACACAAAACTCATCAGTGTTTGTGATCGCATCGTCAAGAGTATCAAATGTAAATGTTCCCGTTGCTACAGTATATGAAGAGATAACTCTATCTACTCCAATATTGTCACCTGAAATAAAACAGATGAAATTATTTTTGTAGTCAGATCCATCTTTAATTGAAGCATTGACCGCTGTAGTGGTTGAACCGCTGTCAGCTTTTAAATGTTCATCAGCAAGAAGTTTTAACCTCCCTGCTATGTCTGCATTAGTTATTATCATCTTTAGCTTCTTTTATAGCTTCTTTTAATTGGCGCGATGCCATGCCTGTTTTGTCAACTCCAAGTGCTTGTGCTTTATCAATCAATGCCTCTTTGGGGGTCTTTTTTGGCTTCTCCGAATATACTTCATGTGTGCCTTTTTTAAAGTCAGACTCATTGATATTTTTAAATCCTCTTTTGCCTTCGTGCACTACTTTTACTGTTTCTACTTGCATATTATTCCTTTTTTTTCTATGAGAAAGCCCTATCTGTTAAGACAGAAGTCTTACAATACCTTCACGTTTGAGTGCTTCACCACCATAAAGAATAGATAGTGAGTGTTCTGTAGATTTCCCCACACGCTCAACCTCGTATGTGAATGTGATTCCACTTACCGGGTCTGTAAACTGCTCAACGATGTTTCCACCTGCAAAGTCAATTTGCACTGGTGCTGAACCAAAGATATAAGCATCTTCCTGGAACGCAAGACCTGCTGCTGTATAGTCATCAATAAACGTAACTGCATCACCATCCGAAGCTCCAACAAGGTTAGCTGGTGTAAATGATACTGAGATAGCATTTGCTGAAGCTGTTGCAAGTGCCGTAACAACATACTCTTGCGTATCTCCTGCTTTGGTAAAGATGTCACCCTCTACAAGCGTACCTGTAAGTGTTGACTCATCAAATCCGATTGTTGTGGCGCCTACTGCACAAGTTGCTGCCACTAGAGCATCTTTACTTGTACCGTCTGATAAGGTACCACCTACAAAGTCTGTAAGGTTGTTAGTTTCTGCAACATCAAACCCATAAAGACGTCCGATGATTGCATCTCTTAATACTTCACTTCCGCCAAACTTGTCTGATTCAGATAGGTTGGCATCTTTGATAAATGCGCCTGCTACTGTAGGGTTAATAGTTGCTGTTCTGTTTCTCATAGGTACGTTTTTGTTACCTAGTTTAGTTCTTGCATTCACGAGAGTTGCCGGATCACTAAACGCTGAACCTTGTGTACCTGCTGTTGAGAACCCTTTTTTAGCCATGTCTGAAAGAACAAAAGCATCCACATAATCAGCAAGTGTGATAACTGCTTTTTCGAGTGCTTCCGATGGTCTACCATCTTCAATCTTTTTAAGGTCAAGATCCGTGAAGTAAATTTTAACTTCTTTCCATGAATCAAGTGTGATAGACACATTTGTAGCTGTGATATTTGTAGCTGTATTCTCGTTGCCCCTACCTCCTGTTACTGTTTGAACTGCTGGAGCTGTATATGATGGTACGTTGATCGTATCACCTTTTTTTCTGAACTCTGCATCAAAGCCTCTGTTCACAAGGTTAGCTGTAATCGAGTTATTGCGATAGATGATCGCTGCTTCTGTTAGTATCTTAGGTACTAAGTCTGTTAACGTATTTGTCATGTCTTATCCTTATCTTATAATGTCGTTAGACTTATATTTTCTTCGTTCTGCTGCTGGAAGTTGTGCATAGTCTTTCATTTTTATCTGTGTTGAGGGATTACTCCTGTTTGGTGGGTTCGGTACGTTTAAAGGTACTTTAGTATCACCCACAGCGAATAGACTAGGCTGTTCTTCTTTCAGCCCTTCGATGAATTTGCTTATATCAAAATTTTCACCTTTTTTAGCTTCCAGATAATCCACTTTAAAGTATTTAATTTTATCATGGCTTATCCCACTATCAAGAGCTATGTTTTGAACCTCTGCTTCTGAAAGAGTTGTGCTAAGTTTAGTTTCTAATCCTGCACTGATACCCCTTTCAACATCTAACAAGTCCTGAACCTTTTGTAGTTCTGTCTTGCTTTCCTCATCAGCAGCATTTTTTGCCTTAACTATATCTTTTAGGTCATCAATGCTATTTACACCAAGAGACTCTAAAATGTCACTTGTTGCTTTTGTTGCACCTTTGCCAAATGATGTGTTAAATTTACTATCAAAATCTGCTTGTGTCATTTCCACCGTTTTTGTCTCTGGTGTTGGAGTTGGTGTTTCTGTTCCAGCATTCTTTGGTTCTGTTTCCATGATGTACATCCTTATTTTTGTAAGTATCTACATTATAACATATTTATTTTGATTATGTTATAATAAAAGTGCAAGAGCCTCAATCTCTTGCTTAACTATTGAGGAGTTAAAATGTTAACAACTACTAAACAATGTAAATACTGCAACACCACAAAAAACACATCAAGCTTTGCTACTCGAAAAGACACAGGCAACACGCAAAATAAATGCAAAGAATGTACCTACATATACATGAAAGAATACCGAACTGTAAACTCTGACGCAATACTAAAAAACAGAACACTAAACAAAGAAAATATTAACAAAAACAGAGTATCATCAGATAGAAAATATAGAGACAACAACAAAGCAAAGATAAAAGAGATAGGTCAAAAATATAGACAGACAGAAAAAGGAAGAACTAGTCACTTGAATAGTGAGGCAAAAAGAAGACACTTAATAAAGACAAAGAGATATAACTTGCCAATGGTGATACGCTACCCACTCACTAAAGAGCTACAAAATCTTCTCATTCAGCAAAACAATCAATGCAATAATTGCAATATAGATTTATCCGAAAATAAACACCTAGACCACCATGTCCCCCTGTCTAAAGGCGGCACACACAGTATAGATAATGTTGTCTGGCTATGCCGTGCCTGTAATCTCAAAAAGAGTGCCTCAATGCCCACTAAATTACTTTTAATATAAAGGATAACAAATGAAAACAATACTATTAATCACAACATTACTATTCACGGGCTGCACCCAAACTCAATTTACACAGCCCGGCAAAACCACAACTCAAAGAGATCGTGCATTTATGAAATGTGACTATGAAGCACAAAAGGCTACAATGTATATAAGAAGTCCTTTTGAGGGTGCATATCGTCACCTAGAGATAAGAAACAGGTGCATGGCTATTGAGGGATATTACTTGGAGAGGGTAAAATAATGGATATTATAATAATAATAATTATCGCGATCATACTATATATAACATCGATACTAAAGTCAAAGACATATCTGTTTTGGGTGGTGGTTGCTTCGAGTGGTCTACTGTACTGGCTTTATTCTATAGCTTGCTGATGCGTTTTTTAAGTGCTATAATCATTTTTTTATCTATACCAAAAAACTCACGTTTATTTTTTATCTGGTTGTAATAGGCTTTTTTTGTTTCGGTACTTGACATGAATTTAAACCGCAACCCATTAACTATCTTGCTTGTTGTCATGGCTCCCAACATCTTACCTGTGTAGGTTAGATTTACCCGTGAAGTTCTGCCATGCTTTGAACGATACAGCCTGTATGCTTTTGAATACTTGCTAAATGATCTCAACTGAACATCTCTTCCCTGTAAAGTTCGTGATTCAATTCCAGAAAGCATATTAAGCGATTCAGCTCTTAATCTTTTTACACTACCATCAACTAATATTCGTTTTGTTTTTCTAAAGTCTATCTTTTTTTTAAGTGCCATTAGCAGCCTGCACCATTAGATTTAATATACCCCTGCTCTTTTGCATACTCTTCTGTGACAAATCTTAATCGATGTCTACAATTATATTTTCGCTTCGGGTCCGATGCTATTTTGTTCTTTTGCTTATCATTGTAATATGCTTTTTCTTTCAATACACACTTGCAGAAGTCTCGGGTAACACCATCATTCACCCCTACATACAGATAAACCCCGTCCAAACCTTCTGCTAATAGGTCAAGCGAACTTTGTTGCATTTCACCCACTACAGTATTGGCTAAAGTAGTTGAGTGTCTTGCTAGATTAGTGCCTTCAAAATCAGAGGCTATCTGTTTAGCCATATCTTCTATAGTAAAATTTGATAGTGTGTATTTGTATAAATTATCTCTAAGTGTTGTTCCTGCTGTTGAGGCTAATACACTGAACTTATTTATCTCTACTGACTTTAGAGCCATAATTCGCGTTAAGTCTTCTTCTGTATATGTAGAGAATAACCCACCAAGTTTCATTCCCTCCTGCATCATAGGGAACAATTTATTAAAATCCTCATTTACCATCTTGTTAACGAGAGCATAATATCCACTTTCGTTAAGTATCTTTTCAAAATAAACATTAAACTCCAGTGAGGATAACGATGTAACATTTGTACTTAGGAACCATCTGTTAATCAACTTTTCAACTTCCAGCACAACCCGAGACATATCACCATCAAAGCGTTTAACGACAGCTTCTATCTCTTTTTGTTGGGCTTCTTGACCTAACACGTTATACCTTTATGCCCATTGCTTCTGCTGTACCTGCTTCTGTGAGTGTTGGGGTGTTTAGCTGTTTGTTGCTTTCATTCCTTACCCTTATATTTTCTGCATACACTTCGACTGCTTCATCCTCTTCTATTCCGTCACGCTTCATTATGATATTGACTTGGTTGTCAAGACCTAGTGTTATCTCTTTTTCTTTATTCTCTAGATCTTCTTGTTTTGTAACAGGATATTGGTTGAGAGGGAAAGATACAGACATTTTATCCGATTTAATATGACCAAGGGACAATACGTCATCTATTTTTTTAAGCATATTGAATAGTTTTGTTTCAATGTTTTTATATCTGTTTTGCTGCTTAGTGATAAACTTATCAAGTCTAAGGTTTTCCATCTTTAAAGCATACCCCGACGAAATAGAGCCGGTCATTCTAAACATATTAGGGCTGATTTTGTAGTTTAATGCAATATTGTTATTTATACTTTGTATTGTTTCCCATAATGCTTTATAGTTACTTTCTAGATCAAGTGTTGTGATGCTTGTATCTTGACCTTCTAAAAACAATATTGTTTGGGGGTCTATCACTGCGCCGTTTAACTGTTGCAAATTACTCCCAGATGCTACAAGCTGCTTGAATGATTGCATTTTAATCAGATGATTTAAGAAAGTTAATTTGATAGCTACCTGTACCGTTCCCTTAACCAAATCATCACCTTTATACATTTGCCAAAACTCATCATCTCTAAACCCATTATGAATAGGGATAAAAGGAATAAATCCTAGCACATTTAGTGTAGTATCTTTTCCCTCTTGTGGGTATTTTATATTATCTTCACTAAGCACATCTTCTGATCTTGAAACTTCAATTTTAAACATCTCTTCTTTAGTATACCCATACCATGTTTGCAGATTGTCATTATCCCCTATATATACATATACAGCGGTCATCTCCATATCATCATCGAATATTACTATTGTGTTGTCTGGTCGTCTTAGTTTAACTGTAAAGTTATTATTTTTAATAAATATTGGATTGAGTAAGTATTTCATCAATCCCTATATCTTCATATAGCATATTCATATCTTCCTGTATGATCTCATTCTCATCAAAAATTCTATCTACTCCCGAATCATACACTTTGCTTATCTCTTCAACCACCATACGAAACAAGTTATTGGTATCGTCTATTTGAGATATAAGCCCTAATTCCATAGACTTAGAGTAAACATTCCCTAGCTCTGTTTCTACCTGAAAATAAAAGTTATCATTCAGCATATTGTTTCTATACGTAAACTTTTTTATCCTATCAGTATCACTTTTAATAGGTATGTTGATTGTATTGTTTGATGTTAGCACGAACTGACTAGACATTTGGTTTCCTTTTAAAGATTGTTATTTGCATCATAAAGCAATGGTTCTAAGATTGTATAGGTTTTAGTGCCTCTTTTGAACAACTCCGGCATAAACACATACAATTCTATAATTGCCCTTTTATCCCCACTCATAGCTTTAGTGACTATCTTTTCTATCATATAAATAAATGAAGGGCTATCCATTTTACGCCTTTTGGGTTAATTATATCATATTTACGCATAACTAATTGACCTGTTAGACAGTGTTGTTTTGTTAATTGGATATTCATAATCTATATAATACCCTATTCCTGTTGTGATGTGTTGGTATTCTGTTTCTACTTCTTGAAAAGTACTTCCTTTTTTTGCCTGAACGGTTGAAAGCCCTTTATCTGCATATTTTGCCTTTGCTGGGTTCACATAAAGAGACACTTTTCCTATTGTATTCTTTATTTTTGCCCGGACTGCATTTTGTCGATCTTTTATTGCCGGGGCTTTTCTCTTCACTTTTCTCTCAAAGCTCCAGCCGTTGGCTCTTAATGTGTCCTCTATTTGTGTATAGTCCGATGAGTGACCATGCTTTTCACCTGCTTTGCCCGCCGGATCTCCATATACTAAAACATGTTTATTTTTATGATCTTTATATCTATCTACAAACTCCAATGTGCTTTGTGTCGATATTGCACTCTCTAATATGATTTCGTCCAATATATATATATTTCCATCACGCAATACACCAATAGCTGAACTCATAGGGGTATAGTTAAAGTCATGCATCCATAATAACTGCTCATGCTCTTTTATGGTTTCGTGAGTATGGTTATCTTTCGAATAATCTTCATAAATTCTGCCAGTAGTGGTTAAGAATGACGCCTCAAACTCTTGTTTGAATTGTTTATCGCTCATTCTTCTTTTGGCGGCTTCTATAGTTTTTTTAGGCAATATGTCTGCGGACTTCCAATGGTATAGCTTCCAGTCTTTGTCTTTGCTATTCTCTGCATATTGTGCCATGTCGTAGTAATGATTATACCCATCTGGAACACCTATTAGCCAGCACCAAGCCAAATAGTCTGGTCTCAAGGGGTTATACGTATCAAGTGCCGGGGATATATGATTTTCCCACGCGTCAGGCTTAATGTCTGCTATCTCATCAATTACTCCCCCCGTCCAAAATACCCCCTCTATTCTTTCGGGCTTATCTAGTCCTATTAGTGTAATGGTTGTTTGATTCAATAACACTATTGATAAATCTGTCTCTGATATTTTATCTATTTGCGAAAAGGGTATAAGCTTTTTAATATCAAGCCAATATATTTTTTTAACTTGATCTCTTGTAGGTGCAGCCACAAAGTAGCTCTCTTGTGAATTTCTTAGTGCTTCCTTTACTATAAATCGTTTAGCCCTTTCTGTCTTTCCTGAACGCCTACCAGCAGGAACAACTTTAAACCTTATCTTATCTGTCACTAATGCTAATTGTACTGGATGGTCAATAAGCCTATACCATCGTTTTTGATTCACGTCAGACAGATAGTCGTTAATTTGGCAAACCATCAGCTATCGCTTTCGATATATTATTTATAATACTATCATCTCTTGGAATATCTTTATCTTTCTCATACCCTCCAAGGTGCTTCATTAACATATCAAGTGCTTTGGTCTTATCATATGTTTTATATTCGTCAATAAAAGCAATACTATTATCTTCATCACTATTCCCTCTCGTTATCTCTCTCCTGCTTTTAAACCCTGACACTACTGCCGCTACATCATCTGACAAATTGTGAGGATGTATAATCCCCCCCTCATTATCATATATTCCCCTAATGTCAAATAGCGCTATTTTTGACAATTCGTTCACTACCTTATCAAGAGTTATGTTTGTTCTTTCTTGTAGTTTTGTTCTAATTTCTGTTAAATATTTTTCAATATTAGGTTTTTTTAGGTTTTCGTGTCCTATAATAAATGCAGTTTTTTTGCTATATCCTGCCCTTATTGCTGCCTGTGTGGCATTGAGGTCTATTAAGTATTCATTACAGAAAGCAATTTGTTTAGGCGTCAATGTTCCTCCTTGAAATAAATCACTATTTAGTCATATTTCTTTTATTGTACCATATCTTCAACCAGTACCGAAACATAGTCGTCACCTACACCACCATATCGATACACAACCTCTGGCAAATATTGAAAACTATCGTCTGGTATTATCTTGTAGTCAACCAAGCAATCAGCTACAAATTTATCAACCACCGATAAGAAATTACTTAAATCTCTTCTGTGTTGTGTTGCGAAATATATCGTATATGTTATTTTTATTTTGTTGTGTCTTTTGCGTCTGTGTGGCATAAGCAGCTTGCCTACTATGTCCTTATAGCTTCTCTTTGCATTGTTTAGAAGTACATAGTGTGCGTTCCTATACAGATTAAGAGATAACTTTTGATATTTGCCTTTGATCTTAATTGTTGGGATGGGCAGTTTTAATTTAAACATTGTATTCCTTCCAATTCAGTTCACTTATCTTGATTGCTATCGTGTTTACCACACCGTGCTTTTCTTTGTGGCATAGTTCGTGGCACTTTCGGCACACTAGAATTTGTCGAGAGTCATCTTTGTTCGCGCCGTAACAACCCCATAAAGTATGATGGAAATCTGCACCTTCTGCTTCATTACACAACTGACATATCCCACCGGTTGAATCTAAAATACTATCGTGGAAGAGTTTATTTTCTAATCGTGACAGTTTTTTTAGGTTAACCCTCTTTGTTTTGTAGAGTTGTGTTTGCTTATCCATATCTCTCTGCCAATAATTTTTTCGTAAATTTTTGAGCAGCGGCTACGTGAAACATTTGAACGTCTTGATCTTCTGTTCTGTTGTGCATCAAGAATAGTTTCTTGTATAGTTTTGTGGCTGCGTCATATTTATACTGTAACGCGGTAAAATATTCCATCCCGTCCAACTCTTCTGCTTCTATGTTGTATAGGTAAATTGATGTTTTCATAGCTCTCTATACCCCGGATAGCTTATTTTTCCTCTAACCAAATATTTTTCTTTTGGCACATCATCTTCTTTTGTTTTTAGCACTCTTGGCTTCCTTCTCACACTTGCACACGCAAAACAGGCATTATATATCAACCCTATTCTTTTATCACAGTGTGGGCATTTCTTGGTGGTTGCTTCTATTTTGCACTCCGGGCTGCAGTAGTCCTGCCGGTATTTGTTTTTTTCTATTCGGAATTCTTTACCACATTTGGGATTATTGCATATTTTGAATTTACGCTTTGTTTTTGTTTTGTCGCGTTTGCGTTTGGCTTCTAATCTGTTTTGCCGTGAATAGCAGTCACTAAGTGGACAGTATGATCTTTTTGTATCACTTGGTAACGGTTTGCCACATTTTTCATATCTACAGTACCGGACCGGCTTCTTTTTGTTTTCTATCTTTCGCTCATTCGCTGCTTTTTCTGCGAAATATTTATCTGAACATCCCTCATTACAATAAGTTCTCTTTCTGCCGGTTATTTCTTTTTTACAGTGTTTGCATTGCATCATTTTAGCCTCCTATATCTTACAAAAACAGTCTTTTAGCTGCTCATCTGAAAAATTAAAAAGACTCCCTTGCTTAAATATTGCTTCCCACTCTAGTAAAGTTCTCTTGCCTAAAAAATAAACATATTCTGCTTGCTTTTCTAATAGCTCTTTCTCTATCTCTTTTGCTTCCTCAAAGTCATCATTATAGTGGTGATATATGTGCCACCAGTCCTGTTCTGATTTAAATGGACACAGCTTGCACCCTGTTCTGTTAAAGTGCTTATATAAACCATTTTCCATCTCGTTCTCAATTAAATATTTTTTACAATCTATCTCACTCATATTAAAATATTCAATTAGGGGATATATATCATTGCCAGAAGTATTTTTTGCCCTAGACTTTTCCTCTGTTGTATACCCTATGTACTTTTTGTAAGTTATACCCTTTAGGTTTTTTCTTATCCATTTATCGGTTGGGTCTATTTTTAATGTTTTTCTTAGATGACACATTGCATCACCTTTACTCGCAACAGGTAGTCCCACGTACTGACCATTCCTATGAGGAGTTTTACTTCTTTTTACCTTTCTCAATATGCTGTCTTTAAAATTTCTAATTGGTGTTGTCACAATTATTTTCTTCCCATATCTTACTAAAAAGTACTCTTTTAATTTTTCAATATAAATATACATGACTTCAAACTCTGATGTAGTATCATTAAAAATAATATAGTCCACTGGATAGCCATTTTTAAGCAAAAGGTCACACATCGTCACAGAGTCTTTCCCCCCGCTTATGGTTGCTATATATTTCATGCGATTGTCCACTCACTCAAATCAAGCTTTCTAAATACTGTAGTCTTAGCTATCTCCCCGTTGCCGTGTCTTTCAACAAACATTGTGACACCGCGAATGTTTTCTACGCGTCCCCACTGGTCGTGTTTGTTCTTTAGGGTGTTGCCTACTTTTATAGTGTTATTTTCTCTATCTTTATACATAAAGGTTTCCACTCATAGGCATAAAAGGAATTTCCGTATCCAAGTCTATATCGGGGAGTGCTCCTCCTTGTGGCTGTGAAGTAGGATAGCTATACTCCCCACCATTTGAGGGCACTTGTGTACTTTGCTGTGGGTTAGAGTTTGAATATCCCCTGTCTTCTTGTGTCTGAGTGTCTTGCTGTTTAGTCTTAGGAACGAATGAAGCTTGAGGGAATTGGAATTTTGTTTCATATACTTTCGTACCATCTTGCTTGGTATAATTAGTCGTTACAAGTTTGCCTGTTACAATAATCACATCACCTTCTTTGAAATATTGTGACACAAAATCACTTTGCTTTTCCCAAAATTCAGCCTTGATGTAAAGATTGTCATATTCACCTTTGGCGTTTTTATCACCACAGCTAAGATTTAATGATGTGATATTTTTACCTGTCTGTGTTCGTCTGGTTTCTAGTTTCTGAATATTTCCGATAATGGTTAAAGTTGGTAGTGCCATTGTTGTACCTCCATGATACATTATGATTTTAAATACTGCTACTCCGACGTATCTGGAGGATTTGAAGAAGAAGTAGCATTTAAAATCTTTCTTGTTAACCTACTATTTGGAGAGTAGGCACTCATAGTAAATCTAAACGATCACTTGTTATATTATACTCTTTTTATACCAATATCTCCAACAAAGCCACATTACCTACATATGATTATTGAGAGTGTGATAACGTGTAACACTTATTTATTTATCAACACCTATAACTTCTTTATTCTTTTGCTCGGATGGAATTTAATCCAATTCATGTTGTTTGGCTTGCTGTGAAATGAGGTTAGCTCAAATTTATTTGACATTGTATTATATACAGCCCATTGCCATTCATATTTTAATCTCTCATCTTCAACATAAATATCACACTCTTTAACTTCACTTGGCTTTAGCCCGTTGTAGTCAAAATACGGATGCCCAAAAGCACAGTGATCACAAGTACCGTCTTTTCTATCGAACCATTGACACGAATTACATCTTTCATATTGTGCATCATATCCAGAGTTATCAACCAAATCACCTTCGTTATTCTGTCCATCTTTTCTACTTAGTGCCATAATGTCTCCTTCTGTGTTAGCCTCTTCACCTTCTTTTGCCCAACTGTCAAATTCTCATATTTGCTTTTTGCTGTGTGTTTCATGCTGCTACCCTAATCCCTTTTAAGATTTGCCTAACTTCCAGTTCATGAAGCTCCATATTATTAATCCATTCAACTGCTTCTACTATTTCGCTATCAGTTAGCTCTAAATCTTTAAAAAATCTTGCATAAGAATACAGAGAATTATTTCTATTGCCTGTTGTGAATTTTTCATCAACCTTTAAAACCGATCGCATCATTTCATTTAGCCAGTTTTCACGATACCAGTCCACTTTGGTTCCGTCATCTTCATGTTCCCGGGAAGATCGTTCCCTTTCCTTTTCCTGCCATCTTCGCATTATCTCTTTTTTATCAAGATAACTTTTAAAATACTTCTCCCAACCAAAATACTCCCCTGTCCTTATTTGAACTTCTGCACCCACATATCCACTATATGCCCTTGCTGTGTCCTTGCAAGCCTTGTCTGCTCCAGTAAATTCTAAAAACAATTCACTCATCATGTTTGAATAGTCCTCAGTGTTTAGACTTATTGCTGTTTCTGTTGGGATAATAACCCTGAACCTTTCACAGACAATATTATTTTTTTCAATATTATGTGATTTTGTAGTTCCTATAGCATAAGCAAAATAAGCATCTTTTTCAAACTCTTCAACAGTTGTACCATCATCAAAATCTAAAATTATACAATTTGAAATATTAGCTTGATAATTGTCTGATTTCCGATAATCGTTATTAAAAATAAAATTAGAGTATCTGCCATTCATTTTTAATACCTTTGCAGTCTCCATAAAATCATAATCAAGCGATCTTCTTTTAAATTCTGTAGTATTCATGTCTGGAGTTGGGTTAAAGCTCAATACTAAATTACAATTATGCATAAGGCATCTCATATACAATCTCAAAAGGAGCAACAACCTCTGTAAATTCTTTTGATATTTTAACCATTGCCTTCTGCTCACCCTTGGTCATTTTAAAAAATGGCTTAGCAGCTCCCCAATTATCTTTTTCAAGAGACAACACTCTAATGCCTTTTTTATATAAATTCATATCAGTATCTCCTTTGCCGTCTTTTGGCGGGTACATTTCATATCTACACCTAACACCATCACTGAACGCTGAAGCTCCTCTTGATTTGCCGTCTTTGTTTGAATGGTGAATAATCAAGACTGTTATTTGTGCTTCTTTCGCAAATTCTGCAAAGGTCTGGACAAATACCCGGGCTTCACTGTTATCATTTTCGTTTCCACCATAAAAAGCAAGTAGGGGATCAAACACTATAAATTTAATATTATACTTTTTTAAATTTACCTCTATTTCTCCAAACCCTTCATAGTTTGCAGTAAATATCCCGCCAACTCTTTTTGCAAGCTGAGGGGGATTGTCTAAGATCAAGAACATTTTTGCTATCGTGCCCTCTTTTGCCAACCCGTCATTAACCAATTCATTAAAAATATGTCTAACTTGACCCTTGTAATCTTCCGTGAGCCATAATGCTACATTCTCTCCTGTATTGTGAATATGATGTGAAGCACAAATCAAAGCATATCTTGTTTTCCCTAGTCCTCCTGTAGCACTTAATAAAGTAACTGCATTTTTTGGCATAGGCATTTTGTTTTCAAGAATAAAACTTGCGGTTGAAGACTCTATTGTTTCAAGTGAAATTATATTCATTATATTAATACCAATGTTGAAGCATCTGTAAATTTTTGCTTAGAAGGCTTTGGTTTTTCATTCATATTCCAATTTCTTAAAAGAGGCACAAAATCTTTTATTTTTGTCCTTCCGCGTTTCCATTCCATAGATTCATAATAGTTATAAAATTTAGTACAAGATTTTGAATCATAGTTTAGTTTTTTGCCTATATCTAATATCTCTGTTAGTGTTGGGTTGCCTATAACTGTTCTATTATTTGTTTTATTATCTTTAGACTCTCCACTTTTTATGGACGGTTGTCCACTTTTTATGGACGGTTGTCCACTTTTTATGGATAGTAATCTTTTGTGGTTTCTGTCGGATAATTCAACTGAAATCTCACCCTTTTTAACAAGATTGCTTATAGTGTTTGAGACACTTTTTCTGCTCACATTTAAAAGCTTTGCGAAGTGTTCATTTGAGGCATAACATTGTTTATTATCAAGCTCCATAAGTTGACCAATTTCTAACAATACAAGCTTCTCTTGCATTGTTAAACTATGATCTCTTAGTATTTCTATTGGTACCCATATCCCTTTAGTTGCCATCTTGTTCTCCTATTTCCGCAATAGAGCATATTAGTTTATGATATTGTACTTCTTCTCTAACAATCATCTTTTTAATTAGGAGTGGGTCTTTTTCACTACTTATTATTTCTCTAGCATTTAATATTTCAAGAGATGCCATTGCAATATCATATAGTGTTTCATTTGGAATTTGTATCATTTTAGTACCTTTGTACCGTCAATGTTTTTATTTTTTAAAGGGAGAGTTGACGGACTCTTTATACCCTTATAAAAACAAGTGGAGTCCGTCAAGAAGGCACTTGTTTTTATAAAGATATAAGGCATTATACTATAATATCCCTTTTAATTAAAAACTTTACAAATTTTATTTTAAGTTGTGGGTTATATTTATCCAAAAAAGATAAATATTCATATTGAGATATTCTCATTTTACGCTTTCAGAACAATAAAATTTAGGTTTGTGATCAGAAGGCGTCCAAACAATCTATCACCAAATTAATAACCTATAAGTGAACGCCCTTCAAGTGAAGGACTTTCGAGAGTTTGGACGCTCACTTATATTTTATTATCTTAACAATTAAACACGGGAAGAAAGCACCCGTATTTTTATTATAGCAGAATAAGTCTTTAGTTTCCTTTTTATGGTGTGAATATTTAATTAAAAGTTAATATCATCTTATTAAGAAGTTATTAAGATGATATATATTATACTAGGGTTATCTAAAATAAAGGAGAGTAAATGGCTGTAGAAAAAAGAAACGCTATAACGTGTTTTGCATTAACTGATTCAGAAAAGCGTGATCTTATTAATGTATCTGAAAAAGTGAGTAAAAGAATGAGTGACTATATTAGAGATTG